GTCCTCGCCCTGCCACACGGTGGACGTGCGATCAATGTTGCCTGGATTGTTGTTGCGCACGCCGCGCGGAAGGTTGCTGGTGTTCACTGTTGCCCCCTGACTTCATTGAAGGGCGACGCCCGTGATGGGCGCCGCCTGCGCGGTGATGGCTTACGCCTTGGTCGAATTGCCCGGCGTGAGCCGGACCTCCGCCGTCGCCTGGCCAGCCACACCGGCTGCCCATGCGAAGGCCGCGCCGGTGACATCACCTTCCGCTGCCGCCGCCGCGCTGCCGTCGAAGGCAGCAGCCGACGCGTCCCACACCAGCTTTTCGCCCTGCTCGAAAGCGGCATCGGGCAACTTCGGCAGGGTGAAGACCCCACTCAGTGCCACGCTGCCGGCGGCGGCAACGGGAATGTTGACCAGGGCGACACCGAGCTGGTGGCCAATAACCACCACCTGCCCGGAGACCACCGCCTGTGCGGTGTCGTTGGTCCAAGGGATCACGTCCCCATCGGATACGAAGTTCTTTGCCATGTCGTTGTGCTCCAGGTAAGGATCAGCCGCAGCGCTGCGCGCCGCGGTAGTCGAGGGCGGCAATGCCGAAGTCGAGGCGGGCCTTCCAGCGCACGCCATCCACGCTGAAGCCCTCTTCGTAGTCGAGGAACGGCTCGGTCACGCCATCAAGGAACGCAACTTCGATCACCGGGCAGTCGCCGGGATCGGCGAACAGGTACCACTTGTCATCCTTGATCCGCGCGGTATCCACGATGTCGCGGAACAGGCCCTGCACGGCGTTGGGACGCTGCAGCTTGCCGGCCGTGTCCGGGTCGTACTCGGCCTTGTTGGTCACGCGCGCCGCGCTGCCAAACTTGGTCGGGCCGAGCCAGATGGACGGGGTCAGGTCCAGGACATCGTTGCCACCGACATCCTTCTGCTTAGCGAGCTGCACACGCATCGCATCCACCGATTCGACGCCCGGCAGCGCAGCCGCCAGGATGTTGCCGTGGTCAGCGTGGAAGAGCTCCTTGCCCGAATCCAGCTTCGGGTTGCTGGCCAGGAACGCGTATGCATCCGCCTCGATGGTGCGCTTGGCCGCACGACCGAAAGCAGTGGCCAGGCCGATGAAGGCACCGAGGTCATCGTTGATAATGGCCTGACGGGTCAGGTTGATGATGTTGCCCTTGGTGCCGGCAGTGACAGTCGCCTTCTCACCGTCCGGGATGGTCTTGTTCTTGAACTCGCCGGCCTCGGTCAGCTTGTCCAGGTTGCCGAGACTGCCAACGCGGTAACGCGAGTGCTGGCGGAAATCGCTGACCGTACCGGTAGCGCACCAGCGCGACCACGTGTCCGGCGCCACGGCATAGGCGGATTGCAGGGCCTTGTGCATGGTCGCTTCCAGCAGGATCGGGAAGTCGCTACCGGTCTGGGTGAAGGCGCGTCCCACCAGTTCCAGCTTGGCCATGCCATCGGTGCGGATACCGCAGCTCTCCAGACTGCGTCGGGCGAGATCCATCAGGGTCAGGCCACGCACCGGATTGTCACCGGACAGGGTGAAGATGCGCTTGGTGGCTGGGTCGATGACCTGGGCGCGGGACAGCAACGCATCCGTGACCGCAGCACGTTGCAGATCACGCTCATCCTCGGTGACGGAGATGCGGTTGATGTTGCCTCCGGCAGCCGCATCCGAACGGACAAGGCTGTCCAGGATCAGGCCGCGAACATGATCAACGCTGTGGCCAGCGCGGATCCATCCAGCGGCGTGCTCGCTCTGGCCGTGACGCTGCGCCAGCTCAACGATGTCGGCGGCACGGGTATCGGCCTGCGGTGCAGAGCCGGTATCGGGGGTGGGAGCCGGCGGAGCGACCTGGGTGGGATCCTGCTGCACCGCCGGATCGGCGGCACGGGCGGTGGGCTGGGGCATTTCATTCTCCTGCGACGATGCGCTACGGGTGAACACGCAGGGGAATCCCTGCGCGGGTTGATTGCTGCGGGTGGTGGCGCCCTGATCGGCCGGCACGGTGACAAAGCTGATTTCGTTCGGGGTCCATTCGACGGCGCGGTAGACCGGCAGGTCGCCCGGATTGACCGCCCGCTCGATCTCATAGCGCTGGACGCTGTAGCCGACGGAGATGTTGCGGATGATGCCGGCCTTGATATCGGCCACAACGCCCGCCAGCTCTTCACGCTCGGAGAGGCGGATCAGGGCATGCCCCTGACCATCCATCAGCCAGGCGCGCTCAACCACGCCCATCTGGGATCCGATGCCCCAGGTCATGTGACTGTCCAGCACCGGCGCCGTGCCGGACACCAGCCGCGACATGTTCACAGCGGATTCGTCAACGACCAGTTCTTCCCAGTAGGCCGTATCGTTCCACCAGTCGTAGCGGCGAACGCGTGCGCCCTCGGTCCACACCAGTTCGATGGTGCGGCTTTCGTCGTTGAAGCTGGTCGGCAGCAAGCGCGCTTCGCGCAGCTGCGGCGGCATCAGCCGAGTGCCTTCCAGTGGAGTTGACTGGGTTGCCTGAGGCATGACTATTCCTCGTTGGTTGTCGGGGCCGGGTCCGGCATGGACCGGGCGGCGCTGGATTGCAGGAAGCTCATGAGGCGAAGCGCGCCTGTCTGCTCCATGCGGACGTAGTCCTTGCCCATCTCGGTAAAGACAGCCTCCGGGTCATAACCACGGCGGCGCAGTGATTCGCTGGGCGACAGCAGACCGGCGCCCATGCCGGCGATCTCAGAATCGATGTCCTGCTTGGGATTGACGTAATCCCAGCGCGGCGTGCTCCAGTCGGCGGTGCTCCCGACCCGCGCAATCTCGCCGCCGAGCACAGCGGCTTCATCGAACCACCGCCAGATCGGCTTGCACATCTGCGGCACCAGCACGAGCCACTGCAGCTGCTCCGTATCGCGGCGGAACTCCATCTGCCGAATACGGGCGCTCGAGAAGTTGACCTCGCGCATATCGCCCGTTGCTGATTCGTAGGGGACGCCGATCCCGGCCGTGATGATGTGCGCGTTGTACTTGCAGTACTCGACGTAGCCACCAGCCGGCTTGGGCTCGATGGTCTGGAATCCAGTAGCATCGGAAATGCGGGTAACGCCACCGCTGGGCAGCGGGCCCAGGTCAGTCATCGACTCGCGGTCACCGCTGAGTTGTGACGGGCCATCGTCATCGGGGTTGGACATTGCATCCGGGTCCCCACTGACGATGACGCCCAGCCGGGCCTCCAGGTTCTTACGGGCCAGTTCGGCGTCCTCATACAACATCAGGTCGCGGACCCGCGCAATGACGGGGGCAAAGCGCGTGATGCCACGCCCCTGACCGGGACGCACGGGGCTGAACAGATGGATGATGTCCGCGGCGGCGACCGGCGCGCTGGTAAGACGGACCGAACCACGCACGGCCTCGCCCGGATGCGCACCGAACAGCCAGTAGTTCCGGATCCGGCCCAGCACGTCGTACTCGATACCGTTGATGATCTGGCCGCCACCACGGATCGAACCGTTCTTGTTGCCGTCCAGCCAGTCGATCTCCAGGACCTGCAGCTGCAGCGGAACAGGCAGTCCGTCCCCCATACGGCGAGTACGGCGACGGATCAACACTTCGCCATCCTGTTCCATGGCACGGTAGGCAGTAGCCATCAGCCCGTAGATATCAGACTTGCCGTCGGCATCGGCCACGTCACCCCAGCGCAGCCAAAGCTTGTCCAGCCGGGCTGCATCGGGACCTTCGGCCTTCGGGGTAATACCAGTACCAATGGTCGCGCTTACCAGGACCTGCAGGGCTCGCGCGCAGTACGGGACGTTCTGAACCAGTGAACGCGCGCGGTTGCGCAGCTCGCGCGCATCGGCCATGTGATCGGTGTTGGCGCTGGCGCCGGCACGGCGGACCCGCCAGCCGTCGGTGCGCGATGCGCCTTCATAAGCGCGAGCCGCCTCCAACATGACGCGGGCACGGTGCCGGTTCAATGCAGCCTTTGGCGCCACCGTTGCGATAGCCCGCTCGAGCAAAGACAACCCCACGTCAGAAGCCCCTCAACGTGGTGAAGCGGTAACGGCGCGTGGCCGGCTTCCGCCCCGGCACGGACGCCGCGATATCGGCCTCCATGCGGCCTAGCGCAGTCAGCATTGCATCGACCGACTGATAGGTGATCTGGCGATCACCGTGGCGCACGGAAAGCTGACCACTCGCGATGGCAGCCTTCAGACGCTTCACATCGTCTTGGGTCCAGCTCATCGTTGCGGCATCCAGAAGTCCATGGATGCCAGTTTCCGGACCAAGTGCGGGTGAGTCTCGGGGAACTCACCCGCACCCCTCACCCGTTGGCCGACGGCTCGTCCAGCAATCGATACAGTGTTCGGCGGTCGATGCGGAAGCGCTTGCACAGCGACCGCACAGACTCCTGGCGCTCCAAACCTTTCCTGATCTCGGCAACCGGGTATGCACTGCTTTGCAGACTCGCGGGAATGTACAGATCCTGCGCTGGATACTCTTCAACGAGATAGGCCACGACCGCCTCAACCACGTGCCGGATATCGTCGCTGTCGCAACGAAGCCGTAGCGCGGCGCCGATGGCCAGCTCATCGGTAAGCTCGCTGATACGCACCCGGTTGCGGATTGTGTTCCGACTCACCATTGCCTCCGGAATTGCTGAGCATTCGCCGGACGCGCCTTCTTCACCGGGATCGGTGTTTCACGGGAATCCGACTCGGCATCTGTAGGTGCGACCACTGCCACGGTTTCGCGTGAAACGTCGCCGGCGGCCACGACGCTGGACAGCAAGCGCTGCTCGACCACGTCCCAATCTGCCCGAGTGAACCGATTCAACCGCACTTCCGCATGGTGAGCGGCCGCATAGGCATAGACCCATGTATCAAGAGGTTCATTGCGGGTCACCTTCTTTTCGAAGCGATTCTTGACCGGGTTGTAGACCTCAGAAACCAACCCTGGAAAGAATTCATCCGGCAGCTGATCGCTGAAATGGACCAGCCGGATCGCCACATCACGTTCCGCGTCAGCCGACAGACGGCTATACAGGTAGTGCTTTGCGTTCACAGTCCCAACGTGATGGATAGTGATGCCGCGCTTATCGGTCTTGCCCTTCCAGGTCACATCGGCCAGCTTGCCTTTGGACAGGACCGGTGCGTTGTTTGGCTTTGCACCGAAGATGCACATCGGGCGAGTAACGCGACGCTGGCGCACGTAGTTCTTCACCGCTTCCGTGCGGTGACCACCAGCATCGATGGCCACTGCCGAACAACGCAGTAGCGCACCGTCCACGCGTTCGATGGAGCGATTCAGCAGGTCAGTGAGCGCAACCCACACGTCTTCTTCTGCCGGGTCTCCAGGCAGTTCCACGTAATC